TTTCAGTGTTAAGTTAGCTAAAATTTTAATAGAGATAAAAAACACAAAATTAAATATTGATACACTCACATTAGAAAAGAGACAACATGAATACAAAGTAAGAAAGTTTATAAAAAAAATCAAAAAAACGCCACCTTATATTTCTTATAATATGTATGGAACAAAAACAGGTCGTTTAACTTCTAAGCAGTTTCCAATTCTAACACTAGATAAAAGCTATCGTAGCATGTTAAAACCAAATAATAGTTGGTTTTTAGAAATGGACTATAATGCAGCCGAACTTCGTGTTATGATAGGGTTGCTTGACAAAAAACAACCAAGAGAAGATATACACAACTGGAATTTAAATAATGTTTTTAAAAAGGTTGGCACCAGAGAAGAAGTAAAGAAAAGAGTATTTGCATGGCTTTACAATCCAAAATCACAAGACTCTCTTTTGAACAAGGCATATGACAGAGATTCTGTGTTACAAAAGTACTACAATGGAAGCCAAGTGACAACCTTTTTTGACAGAACAATTGAGACCGACGATCACCACGCTTTAAATTACATAATTCAGTCGACAGCTTCTGATTTGTTTTTAAGACAAATGATTAAAGTTTGGGAACACTTGAGAGACAAAAAGTCTAATATTGCTTTTTGCCTTCACGATTCTCTCATAATTGACTTGCACAGTGAGGACGAAAACATGATTCATGAAATAAAAGAAATATTTGCAAAAACAGAATTAGGCACATTCAGAGTAAATGTCTCTGGAGGTAAAGATTTTGGTAATATGAAGGCGATGAACGTAAGATGAATACGATAATTGGCTTAGGCTTAGCTGGATGCAACGTTGCAAACTGTTTTTCTCAGTATCCTCAATACAAAACATATAGAATCGACACCGACATTAAAAAAGAAAAAAACTGTTTTGTCTTTCCAGAGTTTAAAGACATCGAGGATTATGAAAGCAGCTGTCCAAGTTTAAAAACATTTTTTCGTTATATAAAGGGCGAAATATTATTTGTGACAAGCTGCGGAAACATTTCTGCCGCTACACTAAAAATTTTAGAACAGTTAAGACACAAATGTGAAATTAGTGTTTTATATATCAGGCCGGATCGAACTCTGTTGCCAGAGAAAAAGGTATTAAATGATAACGTAATTTTTAATGTTTTACAAGAATATGCTAGATCTGGCTTATTAAAAAGAATTTATTTAGTTGATAATGTTAGGCTATCAGAAATAGTTGGAGAGGTTCCAATTCGCGAACACTATAGTAAAATAAATCAATTAATAACTTCTACTATGCACATGGTCAACGTTTTTAGTAATTCGGAATCCGAGATGGAAACGTTTGGCCCAATCACAGACACTGCAAGAATTTCGACCTTTAGTTTGGTGTCTTATGAAAAAAGTGAAGAAAAACTTTTTTTTGACCTTGACATTCCTAGAGATAAGAGGTATTATTATGGGGTGCCTGAAGAAATGTTAAAAAATGACGGTACGTTGATGAAAAAAGTGTCAGAACAGCTAAAAAACTTGAAACAATATGATAAAATAAAGGTTAGTTATGGAATCTATTCAACGATTTATGATGTGCCTTACATTTATGGATTGTTAAATAGTTCTGTAGTCCAAAATGATAATTTTAGACTTGACAAAGAAATAAATTTATAGTATTATAACAAAATCAGCAGCGTGAGAGATTTGTTGCGCTGACTAAAAAGGAGAAAAAAAATTATGGCTATTGATATGAAAAAAATGCAAGATCGCAAATTTGCACTTGATAATAGGGGTGGCAACAGCAACCGCTTTTGGCGACCTCAAGATGGAGAACAAACTATCCGAATTGTCCCAACTGAAGATGGAGATCCTTTCAAGGATTACTGGTTTCATTACAATGTTGGTGACAATCCCGGGTTTTTGAGTCCAAAGCGAAATTTTGGCGAAGATTGTCCGTTGGACTCTTTTGTACGCCAACTGTGGCAAGAAGGCACAGAAGACAGCAAACGAATGGCAAAAAAACTTGGCGCTCGTCAACGTTTCTTTGCACCCGTTGTTGTAAGAGGAGAAGAGGATAAAGGTGTTCGAGTTTGGGGATTCGGAAAAACTGTTTATGAAACTCTTCTAAATCTTGTTTTAAATCCAGAATATGGAGATATTACTGATGCTGACAGTGGAACAGACTTGCAACTTACTTATGGTAAACCGCAAGGCGCAACGTTTCCTGTCACTCAGTTGACACCGCGCCGTCGAAGTACCCCACTTTGTGATGAGCCTGAGAAGTGTCATGAATATTTGGATTCCGTTCCAGATTTTGATGAGCTTTTCTCAAATAGCCGAAAATCTTTTGCCGAGGTTCAGGCTATGCTAGATGAATTTCTTTTGGGCGATTCCGATCCAGAAGAAGTTTCTACAGAAACTACTAAGTATAATGGCAGCGAGGAGCAAAACTCTAGCACTTCCGTTGACCAAGCTTTTAGCGATTTGCTAGGTAGTTAATCTGTAAAACCGCAGGGAGGCATGGGTTTACAGATGCCTCATTCTTTTACATAAGGAGTATTTAATGGCTAAGAACAAAAAAGCTGGCAAGCTTTCCATTGCAGACATGCGCAAACTTATTAATAAAAAAGCTGGAATTAACGTCGCACACAATTTAAATGAAGGTAGCCCAACAATCGTAAAGGATTGGATTCCAACCGGCTCAAGATGGCTTGATAGCATTATATGCCGAGGTCAAAAAGCAGGAATTCCCATGGGGAAAATCGTTGAAGTTGCTGGCTTAGAATCTACAGGCAAATCATACATGGCTGCTCAAATTGCCGCCAACGCACAAAAAATGGCAATCGATGTAATTTACTTTGATTCAGAGTCTGCAATTGATCCTGGCTTCTTAGAAAAAGCAGGTTGCAATGTCAATAACATTCTTTATGTACAGGCAACATCTGTAGAGTTTGTGCTAGAAACAATTGAAGAACTTTTAGGCTCGAACGAAAACAAAATGCTTTTTATTTGGGACTCTTTAGCCTTAACTCCAGCCGTTTCAGATATCGAGGGCGACTTTAACCCTCTTTCGTCTATGGCAGTAAAAGCAAGAATTCTTGCTAAAGGCATGTCAAAGCTTACAGTACCAATTGCGAACAGCCAATCAACATTTCTTGTATTGAATCAGCTTAAAACAAACATTTCTAGAAGCCCCTCAGAGGCTCTTACAACTCCTTTTACGACTCCAGGCGGGAAAGCTATGATTTATGCGTATTCGTTGCGTATATGGCTTACAGGAAGGAAAGCGAAGGCTTCTTTTATCACAGATGAAAAAGGATATCGAATTGGCTCAGAAGTTAAGGTTAAACTTGAGAAATCTCGTTTTGGTACTGCTGGCCGTCAATGTAATTTTAAGATTTTATGGGGAGATGAAATTGGTGTACAAGATGAAGAAAGCTGGCTGGATGCAATTAAAGGTTCGCAGTTTTTGTCAAACAGCGGCGCATGGTTTACGCTTGATTATGGTGATGGCACGTCCGACAAGTTTCAAAGTTCGGGTTGGAAAAAGAAACTTGAAGAACCTAAATTTAAACAAAGAGTTCTAGAAGTCATGGACGAAGAAATCATTATGAAATTTGATACGCGCCAAGGATCTGCAGAATCCTTCTACGAAGAGGAATAATCTCTTTTTAAAAACTATTTAATATAATCAAGGAGATCTTTCATGAAGCTTACCAAAGAACGATTACAACAAATTATTAAAGAAGAAATAGAAACATACAATGACGACCCCGATCCACCAATCGGTGAGTGGGAGCGAGTTTTGGATGATTTAGTTAGCGCAGTAAGAGACAGCGCATGGGAAACGATAGGCACAAAGCTAAAAGAAAACGGCTTGGAGCCAGAGGGCTTTTCGGACGCCTACGGTAGCGATTTAAGTTTTAATTATTTTGATAATGCAACGGAAGCTATTTTAATGGATGTTCTTAAGCCATATGCCCACGCTATTCAAACAGCAAAAGAAAACCAAGAAGATGAAGACAGAGAAAGAGAAGAGTGGGATAAATGGGATGACGAAGCAGATCCCGGAACGACATTGAATACTCCTACCGAAGACTCACACGGACGAATGAAACGCATTGCACGCGGAGAAGAAGAGGATTACACTCTATGAAACTTACTAAATCAAGACTAAAACAAATTATTAAGGAAGAAATCTCTCTTTTCTTAGAAAGAGGTTTTGGTGAAGGTGAATCTGCTGACCCACAAGGATTTTCTATGAAGCGAGACACCTATCTTGAAGAAGAAGCGGTCTCTACATCCCAACAACAATTCATGGCCATGGTACGCAAATGTCAAAAAGATGGCGATTGCCCTAACGAAAAAATAAAAAAAGCAGCTCAATCAATGAGCGAAGAAGAAACTTTAAAATTTGCCAGCACAAAACACGAAGGTCTTCCAAAAAAAGTGGCATAAAAGCCTTGACACTTCTAAATTAATCTGATAGTATAGTCTACATGAAAAGAATAATGATTATTGATGCCCTCAATCAATTTTTGAGAGCATATATTGTAAACCCAGCTTTATCTACTAACGGGGATCCAATTGGTGGAACTGCGGGTTTTCTTAAAATTTTACAAAAGCTTTGCCGAGAAATTAAACCTGATAGAGTTGTTATTTGTTGGGATGGTAAAGGTGGATCCGCCAGACGAAAACTTGTCAATAAAAACTATAAAGAGGGAAGAAAGCCTTTACGACTTAATCGTGACGTTAAAAACCTTACTGAAGAAGAAGAGCTTCAAAATAAAGTTTGGCAACAAATACGATTGGTTGAATATTTAAATAACTTTCCGATAACACAATTAGTTTCTGATGGCTCTGAAGCAGATGATGTAATTTCTTTTGTTGCACAACATACGGATTTCCATGGTTGGCAAAAAGTAATTGTCTCAAGTGATAAAGACTTTTTTCAACTACTTGATGATGAGACTGTGGTATATCGACCAACACAAAAAGAAGTATTAAACAAAAATAATATTGTCGAAAAGTTTGGTATTCATCCAACTAATTTTGCATTAGCTCGCGCCATCGTCGGAGACAAAAGTGATAATTTAGATGGAGTTCCAGGCGTTGGGCTGGCAACAGTTGCAAAAAGGTTGCCGTTTCTCTCAGAAGAAAAAACATATGGCATTGATAATGTAATTGAATTTTGCGACAACACTAATTCAACTTTAAGAGCATATCAAAACATTTCAGAAAGCGAAAAGCTTATAAAAGAAAATTATCAATTAATGCAGTTATACAGTCCGAGTATCTCTATACAAAATAAAACTAGTATTAAATCTATTATTAGAGAATCTGTATTAACCTTTAACAAAACAGCTACAAATGGTATGATGTTGGAGGATGGAATTGGTAAAACAAATTGGAATGATTTATATATGGCATTCAGAAAAATAGTTACAGGAAATAAAAAATAATGCCTTCGTAGCTCAGTTGGATGGAGCAACGGATTTCTACTCCGTAGGCCACAGGTTCGAGTCCTGTCGAGGGTACTAACTAAAAAAAGGAAAAAGAGAATGAACGACGAAACAAAAGAAATTTTAATTGATTTAATTGGATATCACAGTGTGAAAGGCACAGGTGATGACCCAGGATTTGGTTCGCTAGCTGATATAGTGAATCGTGCCACAAAAGCTCTAGAGCATCACGCTGAAGTTCAAAAGCATTCTTCAGATATAGATCCGTTCGCCATGGATGTGGTCGGTAGCTCTAAAACACTCAAACACGAAGCCGATCTTTATTAATGAAATCACTAATATTAGTGTTGCTATTCGCTGCTAGTTGCACGTTTCACATGGAAAATCAAAATGTTCCTTGTGGGTATGATGAAACACCATATTATGAGTCGCCATACGTTTGTGATGAACATTGTTGTGTGTGGCGCACAGAGGACATCTATTATTATAGTGAGTGCTCTGAAGTTTGGTGTTATGATGAATATGCATGCGCATGGCAACTTTATGAATATTCTTGTTATCCAATTTAATCTCTTGACAAAAAAGAAAATATGGTTTATAGTATATAACATGATGTGGCCGAATGGCGGAATGGTAGACGCAACGGACTTAAAATCCGTTATCCGTAACGGGTGTGAGGGTTCGAGTCCCTCTTCGGCTATGGCTATTTAAGGAGTGTTTAAAGGTTGCCAGAAATAACAAAATTTACATGTCCAATATGCGAACAAGAGTTTTTTCAACTAGATTTTCATGAAGGGTTCTCTGCAGATAGCTGCGAATGTCGCAATCTGTCTATTATTCTAAAAAAATATGAGGCGCCACTTAAATACAAACACTTTCTTTCAATTGGCTACAAAAGTGAAAAACCAATATTTGAACACACATATTATGAAGAGGGAAAAGAATGACAGATACACAAATAATTATTATTTTATATATTATTGCTTCTAACATCGCATGCTTTGCTTTAGGCTTGGCTGTTGGTCGTGCAATTTGGAATCAGAAGAAAAGAAAGTGGAAATAAAACTCTTGACAACGCGATTTATTTAAGATATAATCCTATGAGGAGGAAAAAATGCCAAAAGTTTATCAAGCACATTATAGTGAAAGGGGAAAGAGTTGGAGGATTAACAACGCTTCGCGCACTGCTATTTTAGCAGAAGCAAAATCTGCAGCAGTTGAATATGGGGTGGAAGTAATTGTTGAGGTTTTAGAAATTGAAAAGCCGTCCTTTAA